TGTAAAATCTTTCGTTAATGGTTTTGATAATTTAGCTACAGCTAATAATTCATTATTATCATTATACATACCTACACAAGTTATATAAGTTTGTGGATTATCAATTAATGTAGTATATAATATGTTACCATTAGCATCTATAAGAGATGGGTTTGTAGTATAATTATATTCACTATTTTTAATACGGGTAAAGAAATAGCGTGATGATACTACTTCTTCAGAATTTAAATTGAATGTGTTTCCTGCGTCAATAGAGGTAAGTAATTTTAAATGGTTATTTTGAGCTGATCCAGTTGCTGTTCCTAAAGCTGCTACATAATTTTTTACAGAATTAGATCCAGAGGCATTTAATATAATTGTTCCTAGATCAGGTAACATCATACCATAATATGTTGTATTATTATAAGCTACTCCATTGCTACCACTTATAAGATAATATATTCTATTTTCACCAGCAAAACGAGTTAAGCTAGTTGTACTACTATCATCTATCAAATTAAGAGTAGAACTTCCACTATTTAATGTTAATTGAAAAGTACCCGGATGTAGTGCTTGTTTATATTGTCCTCTTGCTACACTAATAACAAAAATATCACTTGATGTTACATTACCTGTACCATCAAAGCTAAAATTAGTTGTTTCAGTACCATAAACTAAATTTCTATATTCTCCATATACAACACGAGAAGGAGTATATCCTCCTAATGGAACATTAGTGTTAATTATCTTAGAACCAGATCCAAATAAATTACCATATTGAATAGAAAATTGAACTGGTGGGGTAGGGGTAGATGTTGGATCAGAGGCATACACATCTAAGTAATATTCTGTGTACCCACTAGCTGTAAACCAAGAAGATAAATTGGCTTGATCTCCTATCCAGGCTCCCCTAACTATTGTTTCTGCGCTTATTACTGAATCTTCTGTATTATATCTTGAAAATGACATATTTTAGTTTATTTTAATTAATTTGTTGATACTTTAGAGATATTAAGAGGAATAGTAATTCTAGCACCACTATCTCTACCAATTACTGTAATTGTTGTAGATAGTGAAGTTAATGTACTACCAAATAATGTATTAACAGTTGTACCAGTTAATGTAAATGAAGTACCTAGTGTTGATTTAGATAACACAGCACCTGTTGTCGTATTTAATCCTTGATCTCCGGTTATTGTAGTTGTGATACCTGTACCTTGGAAAGCCGATACTAATCTAACATCAGCAATTGTAGCTACATATCCATTAGACTCAAAGGTACTTGTTGAACCAAGATAATTTAAAGTTTGAGGTGTTATTGTTAATGAAGCTCCTTGTTTAAGTGTAATTATATTATAACCTAAACTAATAACAGGTAAACGTGATGTACCACGAGGAAGTGTTACTAATTTATAACGCATAATTTGTGTGTCGTTTGGAAACGCTTGTATTACAGGTGTATTTTCGATTGCTTCTCCATAAAATGCTGAGCCTGATGGTTGGTTTGGATTATACAGCGTATAATCAATTTCATCATCAGCTAAAGCAAATTGTGTAATTTGAAACGAACCATCATTGCGCGCTAATAATTCACGACCCTTTGTGGTTAAAATTGCATCTACTGTTACTGTCGTAGGATTTAATATTGCCATTGTTTATTGTTTATTGTATATACTATAAATATGTGAAAAATTTAAATTTAATTATCCACCTGTCGTGCCTTGTTGGTCAGATAATAGTTTTTGTTTTACTTGACTGGTTATTATATCTATTTTTGCTAAAACATCAGGCGCTAAATTTTTAGGAATTATAAATCCATATGATGTTGTGCCTGGGCGTTTTTTAAATGTTAAATAAGCATTTGTTTCATCTTCAACACGAGTTAAAAATAAAAATATTCCTGATATAGAGGTGTCTCCAGGTTCTCCTTCTAAAGCATATCTCATTGTTGATGATAATTCAGTATCAAATGTAAGTAAAATATCTCCATTATTTTGTTTAGTAATATCTATAATTCTAGATTCAAAATAAGTTCCTAGATAATCATATGCTACAAATATATCAAATGGTTTTAATTGAAAAGCATAATCAACATCTCCATATCTATCATATAAACTGGAGGTATATGTAGATGAAGCGGATGTAAATGTTGGTAGGAAGATATAATCTGGGGAGTAAAAACTTCCTAAACTTGATGTTATAGCTAATTGATTTGAGCTCATACCATAAGGTAGTGCCGAAGATGAAAATGCAAAATAACTAGAAAGATTACCTTGAGAAGCATAGGCATAATTACCAACTTGATTTACTAACGCTGTTACTGTAAAATCACCAGGTGGGACAATAGAGGCTGTATATATATTTTTTATTGAGTTTTGAGCATAAGATCTACTAATTGATACTTTTACTTCAGCATTTGTTGCTAAACTTTCTGTTTTTGATATTGTAAAATATTTGGTTTGAGGTACGGGTGATGATGGAGAACTGATATCTGGAATATCATACGCTGTAAAATCAGCATTGTAATCACGCCTATTTCCTCCTCCACTACATGACCGACTACTTCTTCGAAATATAATTGAAGAATATAAGGTATAAAAAGTATATGGTATTGGATCTTCAGCCTGGCAATCAGTATCATTCCAATTTTTATATACATTATATCGGTAACGATAAAATGTATGACCAGTGTAATAAGGAGTATTACCAATTATTAAATTATGTTGTAGTCTGGTTGCTGATCCATTTAATGTTACAGATGCCACACCAGTTAAAGGATCATCAATGTGTCCTCCGTTATATATCTGAGACGAAGGTAATGTTGAGGTAGGTATTACAAAATTAAATGTTTGAGGGTAACTTGTTGTCCCATTTGGTGTAACTAATTTTAAAGCGAAAGAAGCGCTACCTGCTTGTCCAGCAGAATTCATTGTTATTACAACACTAGCATCAATCTTATAAGATCCACCTTCTTGTATTGTATATTTTGCTTCTGTAGAGGTATAGGAAAAATTTAATGGTTCTTCGTATGCATAATTGAATGGAGGCCCTTTCATATATCCTGTCCCTCCATCTAAAGAATATCCTAATATTGGATCACCTTGTATATAATATGAGCTACTTTGAAATTTAGCTCTACCTCTATAGGTAGGTGAATCTCCTACATGATCAAAATATAATCTTGTATCTTTACTTCCACTTCCATATAATACAGGATAATATGCATATCCACTATCAAAAATTAATTTTTGTCCATCTGTAAATTTCTGATTGGTGAATTTTTTATTATCAAATAATGAGATATTTGTTATATCTCCCATTAAGAATGTATTTTGAACATCTTCCCAATGTTTATTACGTTGATTTAATTCAGTTAATCCTCCAAATTCATCTACAAGATATTTCAAAGAAACTGGGTTTCTTTTTGGTAATAGTGAACTACTAGCTATTTGAGTAAATAATCCTATCTTGCGAACCTGTTTGTCAACTGCTGCTGTTTTACCGTATGATATATCTCCATCTAATATAGTAAATCCATCTGATCCTGTAAAGGAAGCTGATGTGTAATTATTATATAATAGACTAGTTAGTTTAACTCCATCATAACGTGATTTATTATATGATTGTAATGTTAAATATGAATCTTGTAATTCTGATGGAATTAAAATACTACTTGTAGTACCATAAAAATATTCAATATGTTGTCTATTAAGAGATAATACACTTGAAGAAACATTATTTAATAATACATTAAAATCAGAGTATTGAAAATCTTGAGAAGTATATGGGGAAGTTGGAGTACTTACAAGAATAATAGTTCCTTTACTATCAGGATCATATACTAAAAATGGAGCAGGTGCCAAAGGATTAACATATATATCTTCTGCATTTACTATTGTATAATCCGTATAATTTGATTCTCCACATTTATAATACCTAACAATAGGGGCTTCTCCTCCTGAATACCTAGATATACTATATATTGCGCATTCTGGGAATGATAAATAAGGATTATAATTATCTTCAAAATATTGATATATATTAACATCACTTCCTGTTATATTTCCATCATACCATGCTTTTTTATCACCTTTTAAAGCATCATAAAAATGACCATAATCTGAAGATATACCTGATGCTGAATAATTTGCATTATAAACACTTTGTGTTGTTGTAGTTATTGGGTTAGCATATACTGCTTTATTTCTCTCTAGTACTGGGGATTCAAATGTAACCCCTGTTGATAGGCTTGTTCTTTCAGGAACAAAATCCTCAAACATTTTAAATAAAGCATTATCAAAATACTCTATTAATCTTATAAATCCATTATAATCTAACGCGGATCCAGTAAATGGAGCATATCCAGGTACTCCTGTTTGATAATATTTTATACGTTGTTGATCTAAAGGAATATAAGATGAGCTATAAAGATATCTTGGATCTCCGATATAATCATCTAAGCTCCAAGTAGCATTACTAGAGCTAATAGATTTAGAAATATATGTGTTAATTTGTGATTGAGGAGAAAATGATATATCTACATAATTCAAATCGTCATCTCTAAATTGAGATGATGCTGTTGGATATGTTTGTAAACTCATTATAGGAGATAATACACTTCCTGTTACTATTTCATTAGATACAATTCTTACTTTATCATTATTATATCCTTTTAATAGACCAGATTTAAGTGAACCTCCATATTCTTTAACATTTAATATACTAGCGGTATAATTACTACCTGTAGGCGTATAAAATGATGAACTGACTGAACCACTTATTATTGTATAATATCCTCTATTTGGAATACCAAATATTGTCATTAAATTATCTAATCCCTCAACTGTACCTTTTGTTTTTAATAATAAAGGTAAGTTATGATAAATACGTTTATATAATTCCGATACTAGATCTTTACGTGGTACATTATTTAAATAACTACTTGTTGGAGAAAAATCATTATTCCATATAGAACTACCTGTATTAGCTCCAATTAAAAATGAATCTAATGCTTCACCGGCTTGACTATTATATAGTTTAATCCCTAAAGATTGTAATTGATTATATACTAAATCTTTAGAAATACCTTTATTTAAATTATTATTTGCTAAATTAACGTCTGTTATTGCTTTTAGATAGATCCAAATATTATCAAAATATTGACCTATCATATTTAAGAATGTCAAATAAGGAGCATTACTTGAATCTGAGTTTATAAAGTCAGGAACGGAATATATTAAATTATTATTATTTTTTTCATCGTATTCTTGAGATAATAAAGATTGAGTTGTAAACCAATTTATTACTGTTGAAGAACCAGTTGATAATAGTTTATATGGTTTTAAAGATCCTGATTTAGGCCACGTATATGATCCTGATCCTAATGAGCTAGAATATGAACTAGATTCAAAATATAAATAAGTTTCATATCCATCAAATTGAGATATAAGAGTTGTAATACTTGATGAATAAAAATTTATTTCTGTTTGTAAACTTGATGTAGTAGCTACATATGGAGTATATTTACTAATTAAAGTAGTATAATCTTCAATTTGTTTAACCTTAGTATAAAAATTATTTAGACGCTGATATGCCGATCCAAAAAATACAAAATTGCCGAAATCATCAGATTTATCTACATCATAATTTACATTTATTTGAATACTTTGTGTATTTAATAAATTTTGTATTTGGTTGTAAGATGAACTTTGTAATGATTGTAGATTATTTACTGCTGTTTGATAATTGAGATACGGAGTAGAAATTGTTCCACCTTCAACGGGAGCATCAAAATTTGGTCCTCTTAATGTTGGTGGTGGTGGGGGGATTATTAATTTATCAAGATTAATATCAAACGAATATGAATTTACTTTTTCATTAACTACCCATAATGTGTCTTTTTCTTGAATTTCTAATGGGAGTGGATTATATAATTTAAATAATATTTCATATCCTTCTGTTGCTTTATTTAAAGCGACATTAACAGCTACATATTGTTTATTATTTCCGAAATTTAATAAGTAATCAACATAATAAGATGAATTATTTACTTCATCTATCATTGATAATGATACACTTTCAATTTCATCATTTGTTAATGTAGTTGATGCTAACCGAACTTCAGTTCTATCAAGAGATATTTCTTTAACAAAAAGAGCTTGATCTATAGGATTAGATAATTTGTTTTGAAAGAAAAAATATTTAGTAATAAATTCTCCAGATGAATATCCTAAATTTTGTATATCTTGTACAGGATCTATTTCTATAATAGGATATAGTGAACTTGTTTGGGAAGCTAAAGTAGAATCAATTCCTACATTAGTTGTTTGAATATTACCTGTTGTATTAGGAGGATTAGATGTTCCTGGTTTTAGTCCTGTTGATGGGGGTAATTTATAATCTAAATAATTATAAGTGTTATCTAGTAAATTATTTCCAGCATCATATGTATAATATTCAATATAATCTCCGGTACCGCCAAAATATTCTTGTAAATTTGTAGAGGCAATTAAAGCAGCATCCTTTTCATCATAACGTGAAACTGTTGAAGTATTTATTATATTACCTACTATCTTTATATTATCAGCCATTATTATCCTGTTGTATTTGGTGCTTCACTAAGAGCTGTTTGTGTATCTAATATTTGTTGTCTTAAATTAGTTATTTCATCTAATAAAGCTTGAATATCATCTTGACTAATATTTACACCAAGATAATCTGCTTCTTTTTGTAAAATATAGGTATGAGAATTAGTATCACCTTCTTTTGGAATTTGATAAAATAATTGTTCATACAATTCAAAAAAATCATCTATAGTAAAAGAAGGAGTATTTAATTCTTCAGCATTAGTTAATAGTTGATGAAATTGAGTATCCACTACTTTAGGGAACATAATTTTATCAAATACTTTCTTTTCTATAGGAATTTGTGACATATTATCTTATAACTTTAAAGTAATAATTATCATCTAATACTAATGTACTACCATTAATAGTAGTTTTAATTAATATTTTATAATAACGTTCTGGTTCTAAACCATTCATATAAACGTTGAAATAGTTGCCAGTTGAATCACAACTAATTTTTGTATATGTAGTGTCGTAATCTACGACAATTTCCTCAGTATCCAAATCTTTTATTGAATAATATGAAGCAGTAGGTAAAGCTTTATTATTAAGATAAACACTAGATGTTTGAAATGCTCTAGCTGGGAATTTATCTCTTACATTTATTCTAAAACGTTGAGCTGAATCTTGTTGATATTGACTTTGATTATTAGCTAATGTAGCTACTATACTAGGTGATGTTATAACAGATAATGATCCTGTATTATATGTAAAATCATTCCATCTTATTTCTAAACATGGAGGATAGATTGTATTAGTATTTCCTGAAAAATATTTTAATTCAAATTTAGATGATGTAGCGAATTCTAGTGAACTACTATGTTTTAAAATAAAACCATAATTTGATATTGTGCTACCAGACCATGCTGCTATAGCATTAGTTACTTTTAATTCAATATCTAATGAATCATTATGAGTAAATGATTGTGTTGATTGATAAGTAGAACTAGTATACCATAAACCACCTCCTACAGTACTACCTGACTTATATGATCCTGTAGTCCCGGTTGGAATAGAACTTGTTACAAACCATACACTTCCACTTAAATAATCTTTATATTGCCAACTAGTACCATCAGTTGTAATAGGTGAGTTTGATAATCTACCAGTACCTATATTCCAATCCGTTGCTAATGGATGACAATATAATGTATAATCTAAAGGTATTTGAGAAGCATTAGCTAGTGATAGTCTTAAATAAACATCATATGTTGCTCCGCTTACTTTATTATTAATTATATCAAGTATTTCGGATTGAGGAAATTTAATAAGAGGACGCGATACTTCATATGTACCTAATATAGTTTCGTAACAACTAACTTCTAATATTTCATCTAACCCAGTATTAAGTGTTGGGTAAAATGAATAAAGAGTTGCGGACTTTTCTGGAAATATTTTATAAATTGCCATAATTACATGATTACTACATATAAATATGGATAAATTATATTTTTAAATAACAAATGGTACTACTCTACCCTGTATATCTGTGTCAGGATAACGTACTTCAAATATTGATGGGTCTAATGAAGGATATATATTACCATTACGAGTAGCTCCGTTAATATCATAAGCATATTGAGAATAATTACCTCCCTGTTTATTTATTATTTCAACTTTAGCTACAGATTGTACTCCTTTTACTTGCAATAATTGAGAGGCAATATCAGAGTGATTAATAGGTTGATTAATATTCCACTTTTCTATATTAAAATAATCTTTCAATGAGGCTAAACAATTAGTTATAATATCATTATTATTAAATCCACTTTTAACTGTAATATCAAAATTAACTCCTATATTAATATAGAATGCATCTTTAATATTAATAGCATCTGTAACCATTCTAAATTGGTTAATATATGTGATTAAATTTTGTTTTAAAACAGTTTCAGCTATTGTTAATTTTTTATCTATTGTATATCCTAAAATATACATATCTAATGACAATGGATTTCTTTCTTCAATAGGAGCTACTGTTGGAGTTGGTAACATTTCACGAGCAGAATCTTGTGTAACATATACTTTAGCTATACTACCATAATCTGGAGGTAAAGATAAAGCACGAACCATATAATCTTCTCTAGTTACAGCTCTTAGTTGTGATTGATAAGCATTTAAAGCACTATTGCGAATTTCTTCAATTTGATCACCACTTCTACCACCACTAGCTACAATAGGATTATTAGCAACTACACTATCTTTAGTAGATTGGTCCGTGGTTCCTGCAAGTTTAGATTTATCAATAATATTTATTGTATTAGCCTCTACATTAGATTCTAATCCTCCTCCTACTAAATATCTTACTGTAATATTACCACTAGGAGCTAAACCATATTCTTGAGCAAAGAAAGGAGTAGCTTTATTAAAACCATCATATAAAGTAGATATACCTGGTACTAAGCCTAGTTGAATATTATCTGGGTTAGGTAGTATAGTATTATCTGATTTATTAAACATTCCTGCTCCAAATTCTAGTTGCAAAGTATCATCTGCTAAAAATCTAGATACAAAGCGACGAGGTACTCTTTTTAATTGTAATAAGTAAGGTGTATTATCACTTATATAATTTGGATTATCTACTTTATCAAATATAGCAGATTGAGCTAAATAAGGAACTTCATACCATTTATTTCCTTGAGCATCAGTAGCATCTAATATTTGTAATATATTATTATCTACTATAGTAGCTGTTGAAAATTTTTGTGAAGAGGGAAAAGATAAAGTTGTTGATTTAATTTCTGCTGATATAACTTTAACAGATTTTTTAAGAAGGAAAAAATTATTACCCGCTAATGTAATTTCTGTATTATTTAAATCAGTAAAATCTACTTTACTAATTGTTAAAAATTTAGTACCTTTAGTAGTAGATATTGTTGTATTTTCTGGGATTATTACTCCATATGTTGCTACGTTAGGTTTAAATCCTCCTAAGTTGTAACCAGGACATAATTGATATATATCAACTGTAGCAGTAGCGGCATATGATAATTTAGGTCTATATCCTAGCATATAAGATAAAGCAAATAAATTTACCTTTTCTTTAGCATATAATAAAAATGTCTCTTGTACTTGAGTATCTAAATAAAAAGACATAGCATCACCAACATAAGCTGCCATTTCAATAAACATATTCCCAGGATTAGCTTCTGAGAAGTCGTTATATACTGTTGGGAAATATGTTTTAGCATAATTTATAAGATTAATCTTAAAATCGCTAAAGGTTTTATTTAAATATGATACGTTATTATCTGCCATTTTATATAAGTTCTAATGTTATTTGATCTGCTTTCCCTGATATTAATATTATGTAATCTATTGTTATTCGAATAGTATTTGAGTCTGGTGTATTTATGTCTACATTTACATTTTTAACTGAAATTTCAGGCATAAAGCTTTCTACACTATATACAATTAAGTCTGTTATTGTACTTGCTATATCTTCTGTTATTCCTTCAAATAATATTGTTTTAATACTAGCCCCAAATTCAGGATTAAAAATTCTTTCTCCTTTATTTGTAAGTATTAAATTAACTAAATTTGATTTAATTTGATCAGCAGTACTATATGTACTTTTAAAAACACCTGGCTGGTCAAAAGGTAAAGCTACCCCAATTGCAATATTACCTTGCAAATCTAATGGGTTAACACGTGTTGTTTGAGTAGCCATATTATTATTCTAAATTTCTTAATCCTGATCTATCCATTGGTGACATATTAGCTGCTGCATCAGCGATAAAATTTAAGTATGGATTTACTTTTTCTCCTGTTGATTCATCAACTTTATCAATAACTTTTAAATCGGTACGTTGTGGTTGTTGAAATCCAAATTCAGCACCCATTTTAGCCATTAATGAGTTACGTATATCTCCGGGTAATTGAGCATCAGTACTAGTAAAATTAAATGTTTTACTTTCGTTAAGTGGTTGCTTATTTTGTTTAGCTAACGCTTCATTAATAATATCAGGTAATTCTTCATGAATAGCCTCGATTACTGCTTCTCTAATTAGTTTTTTAAATAATTTGACGTTCATATAAATAAATATTTAAGCTATTAAAATTATACGTAATTTCTTTTTAATATATCTAGGGCATTTTTTCGTTCATAATATTGAGCAGAATATTTAGATACTTTTGTATAATAATCTTTTTGTTGTTGAGTTAAAGGTGGATGTACTGAACCACTTTGAATTACTTGTATTGCTGCTTGAGTTGCTGATACTTGTAATTGTTGTTGATATAATTGTTCTTGAGCTTTTTGTTGATTTGTTTGTTGTCTTTGAGTTTGTTGAATTAATGCTGCAATATTATCACTATTTAATTCTCCAGGTTTATTATAAGGAGAATTTAAATAAGCGGGATCTGATCCCCCAGCGAATAAATTATTTTGATCTATTATTACTTTTAATGTATCTATTAAATCATTTGGATCTAATGTAAATGATAAATCACTTTTTAATACTTCTACATTATTTTCATCAATCGCTACAGCATAATGACGTTTATATCCTCTAACTACTAAAGCTTTAGGTCCACTTTCTTCTTTAATAGCAAATTTAAATCCTCTATATTCTATTGGGTATGTTCCTGTTAGATCGGGAGTTGTATTAGATGTTAAAAGATTTGATGTTGATGGGAAATTACTAACTGAAGCTACATCTAAAATTCCATTTATTTGTAATAGTTGTGATTTAAGATCTTCTAATATTGCAATTGCTTTGTCTAAAATAGATAACAATATAGGAATTAATGCACTTAATGCTAAAAGTATTCTATTTGCTTTATCTAATATTTTAACAAATTTAATAATTAAATTTACCGGAATACCAATTCCAGGTGGTACTGATGTTGGTATTGGAATAGAAGAAATTATTGTTACAATAATACTAAATATATTAATATAAGTAGATATTCTTTTAATTTGATCAGCTATTTTTTTTATTTTAGCTTCGTTATCATTTATTATTTTAATAGCATTATCTCTAGCTAATTTAGCATTACTTAATTTTGCAGGATTACCAGAATTATTAGCATCTGTTATTATAGCGTTAGTATCATTTACTAGTTTTTTTATTTTATCATTTTGAGCTATAATTTCTGCTATTTTATTAGTTATAAGAAGAGTTACAATAGGTACTAAAGTTTTTTTAGAATTTTTTAATATGGCTTTAGCTCTTTCTTTTCTTGATTTACGTTTTTCATCTTTAGTTCTTGATTTTGCTTTTATTCTAGCTTCTTTTCTTTTTTTTGTTGTTTCTTTTATTTTTAAATAAGGATCTTTTACAAATTTATTTATTTCTTCTTGATTTTTCTTTTTGGCTTCTGCATTTAATCTTTTAGCAGTTGGGTAATTTCCTTCAATTATTTCTCCTCCATTAGTAACTCCTCCATTTTCTATAATAAGAGCTTTACTATATTCTTCATCATCTAATTCTGATGGGATATCTTTTACTTCTCCATTTACGTATTGTTTTTTAGGAGTATGTGCATATTCTAGTTTTAAAAGAGTTTTTTGATGTTGAATTTCTATTAATATTCCTGCTTTAATTAATTCTTCTTTTTCTTTAAGTAAGCTTGTTAAAGTTCCAGTAATAGCTGATGTTATTTTTTGTTTTGCTTGATCCTTTAATTGATCTCCAAAAGCTTTAGGATTATCTTTAAGTGATTTTAAAGTATTTACAGTATTAGGATTAACTAAAGAAGCAACATTAAATCCAGTATTAATATCAGATGATGAAGAAGGGGCATTTGAGGTAGAATATATAGTAGCATTAGGGAGTGATGTAACAGACCCTGATTGTTGATTGTTAAATGGTGGAATTATTTCTGCTGACATTATATTGTATATACTTTATTTGATTGAATTGTTGATAATTTATCAATTAAGTTAGAAACATCAGCAAGAAGTTGTTCTCCTGCAGCATTACATCCAGGTATTAATATTCCTCCCTCAGTAGTAGGTACTACAGCAGAAGATAAAAATCCTGCTAATGTAGTTAGTATATTACACATTTCTAATAATACATCATGCGTTTGTCCTCCCAATAATACAGGTTCAAATGGTATTTCTCCATTAGGACCTGTTCCTAATAAAATTTTAGAATTTAAATTTTTTTCATTTATATGAAGATGAATTTGTTCTCCTGCATTTAAATTTAAAATATTATCTGTACTTAGTTCAATATTTTTTTTAGCAAAAACTAATACTTCATCTTTTTTAGAATTAATAGTAACTCTATCACTATTTAATATTATTTGAGGAGCGTAATAATGATCTGGTTGGAGAGAACTAATAAAAGGGTTTTTAATTATAGCTCCTGGTGTTAATGGAATTTTTTGGGTAGAAGTCATATATAAAGAAGATAATTCTTTATTTACTTCTTCAACATTTGGAATTAAAGATCCTGTATCTGTAGTTACATATCCATTTACTAATATAGTAATAGGATCTCCATTATTACCAATAGTACTCCATTCATTTAAATCTGAATGGTATTTTACTGTACTGCCAAAACGTAATCCATTTCCTTTTCTTCCTTGATAAATTGTATCTCCTTCAAAAGATATTAAATTTCTAATATCAGCATTTTCTATAAAAGTTTTTCCTAAAGTATCTCCTGATGGGGCATTTTGTTGAGGATTATTCCAAACATTAATAATTCCTGTATAATATTTAGAAAACCCTAAATTATTTACTTGACTAACTGGGGAAGGAGCATCTATTAAAGATACTAATTCTCCTATTAAGGGATAACCTTGAGAATTACCATAAGCGGGTTTTGCTACTTTGCAACTATTTAAATTTACTGTTTTAGTATCTTTTGCTTGATTATAATCAAGATAAAATATAGTTCCTACACTATTAAAACCACCAAATTTAATAAATAATTCTTTATTAGGAGTATTTTCAGTTGTTATTATACCATAAACTTTACCAATCTGAGCATTAGAAGAAGGAGATGATTGAGTTCTTCTTCCATTAGTTGATACTAAACCACTTAAATTAGTTTTTATTTTCATTTATTCTCTATTTTATGTTGGATAGTCTCGGTTTGATCTAATAATTTTTGACTTTCAACTTGAACAGCACGTTGTTCTTCTAGTAGGTGTTGTATTTCTGATGGGTCAAAGAAATCAGCCGATGCATTACTAGCGTTAGCACTTGATGCACGTTGCGCAATACCTGCTATTTTAATTAATTGTTCGTTGTTTTTTACATTAACATCAATTAAATCTTTAACAGTAGGCATGAGCATAACGGCAGATCCTGCGTTAGATGATGCTAGTGGTTTTAAAGCCTCAATTAACTCATTGATCTGTTTGTCAGTATCCTTATTATTACGGTGTATTTGTTTAAAAATATCGGATAATGACGTGCTCCCAACTAGGGTAATATCGTCAAAATTAGTCATAAATCGCGATTACCAATAAATATATACTTTTAAATCTTTATATACCCGTGTTGATAATAATCATT